ATAGGAAATGGCGGTAGTGCTGGTAATAATGGAAATAGCTCAAGACTACAGCAAACAACATATTCTATTGATTTTCGGGCTAGAGGAGGCGGAAAAGGAGGATCATATAATTCTCCTTCTGGTTCCAATGGCGGTTCTGGTGGAGGTGCCGCAGGATATAATAGTAGCGTACCCTTAGATGGTTCTCCTGGCATATCTACAGCTGTTTCTCCTGGTTTAGGAAATGCTGGTGGAGAAAATGGATTTAATTCAACTACTGGACTAAATGCTGGTGGTGGTGGTGGTGCTGGTAGTGCTGGCGGTGCTGGAGGCCTCAAGGGCGGAGGATTAGGTGGTGGTGATGGTGGTGATGGTATAACTTCAGATTTTTCAGGAACTTCTTATACTTATAGTTCCGGTGGTGGTGGTGGTACTCCTGCCGGTTATGGTCCTGGTGGCACAGGTGGAACTGGTGCAGGAAATGGATCTTCCGGCAGTGGTTATGGAGGAAACGCAACTAATTATGGTTGTGGAGGTGGTGGAGGCACGAATAACTTGAGGGGTGGTACTGGTTATAAAGGAGTTTGTTATGTTAGATACAGGATAGACAATTATTAATATGAAATATGCAGGAATTGATTGGTCATTAACTTCACCTTCTGTTTGTATATATGATTCTTCCAATAATAAACCTTTTCATTTTAATTCTTGTATTATTAGTGTGGTGAATGATAGGTCTCATATTATAGGAAGAAGACACAATGTTAAAATATATCCACATTATAATTGGTCAAAACCTGAAGAAAGATATCACACTTTAGCTATTCATTTTTTACCAGAATTAATACAATGTGATGTAATCTATCTAGAAGATTATGCATATGCTGCAAAAGGAAAAGTATTTAATTTAGCAGAAAGTACAGGAATTCTTAAATATAACTTATGGGTATCTTTAAGATCTTATCAAACTATTTTTCCAGCAACTGTTAAAAAATTTGCTACAGGTAAAGGAAATGCAAATAAAGAATTAATGTATGAAGCTTTTGTGGAAGATACTGATGTGAATTTATTAGATGAATTAGATGCTAAAAATATAAACTCACCAATATCAGATATAGTAGACTCTTATTTTATTTGCAAATTTGCTTTTTTTAATACTAAATAATAATTATGATATCATTCAAAGATTACTCGTCTTCATTAAAATACCATGTTATTAATAACATCCCTTTAGCCGAAAATGTATTTCGATATGGATCAATGTCTTATTTTGATCTTATTAATGAAATGAGAAAATATAGAGATGAATTAAATCTGTCTGAAGAAGAAAAAGAAATATTAGATTCTGATATTGGAAACTTTGGAGTATACGAAAAAGATAAAGTAGTTCCTTTAGATCTTCCTTTCATAGAAGAATACATTGTTGAAGAAAAGAAAGTAGAATTGAATAAACCTAAAAGAAGTAGTGGTCCAAAGAAATATTATGTGTATGTTAAAAATGAAAAAGGAAATGTTATTAAAGTTAATTTTGGTGATGCAAAAGGCGGGTTAACAACAAAAATGAATGATCCTGAAGCTAGAAAATCTTTTGCTGCACGTCATGATTGTGCAAATAAAAAAGATAAAACTAAGCCTGGATATTGGGCATGTAGAATTCCTAGATACGCTAAATCATTAGGACTCTCCGGTGGTGGAACCTTTTTTTGGTAGATATTAGTAGATATGGTAGGTGACATATGAATCCTTATATAGATGAAAGAATAAATGAAAATGAATTTATAAGAAGATTTTCTGATGCAGATGAAAAAGAATTTGTCTGGCATCGAGATATCCGATCTAGAACAATTACAGTTAAAGATTCATCTAATGATTGGTTTATTCAGTATGATAATAATTTGCCGGTAAAGTTATTAAATGGTGAAAAATGGTTTATTCAAAAATATAGATATCATAGATTAATCAAAGGTACAGGCCCTCTTGTTTTACATATAGAAGAACATTAATATGCCAGGATTTACACCATCATCATATGATTTCAGCAATGCCGCTCTTTTTAGGATGTCTTTTTCTAATCGTCTTCCTAATGTAATATATGAATCATATTCTATCACTCTTCCTGGAATTACATTAGGAGAGGTGATTCAACCTACTCCTTTATTAGATTTAAGACTTCCTGGGGATAAAATCAACTTCGAACCTTTAATATTCAATTTCTTAGTTCAAGAAAATCTAGCTAATTATATTGAAATTTATAACTGGATGGTTGGATTAGGAAAGCCAACTTCAACAGATCAAAGAAAATCATTTGTTAATAATTCAATGAATAGAAACATATATGATGATGGACAATTGACTATACTTTCAAACAAAAATAATCCTATTGCTAGGATTAAATTTGTGAATTGTTGGCCAACAAACTTATCTCCATTAACTTATGATGCATCTATAACAGATGCTACTCCATTAACAGCAGACGTAACTTTTAATTATCACTATTATGAATTTGAGACTCTTTAGGATTGAAGTAAATTCTTCATCTTCCGTAGAGTTTGATCGTAAGGCCCCTTAATATGACCCCTTCCGATTTCAAACGAAATTTCATCGGTAAGAGGGAGTTTTTTCTCAATTACTGTAAGTAGATTAGAGAAGTTTCTTCTATCGTTTATCTTTGGAGGATATGATGAAATTTCTAAAGTTGTCTCCTTTGTTTTCTTATCAACCCTAATAATAAAACGAGATCCGAAATCATCCGGTAGATCTGACATAATCGCAAGGTTATCATGACCATCAGCGTTTTTTGTGGAATTCCCATCAATTACTTTACCGTCATATGTTATTATTCCCCATTCTGACACAGTGAAATCAAGGCGATCACTTTTATTGTAATGATGAGGATCTTCGTTGAGTAGAGTCTTTTCGGTATTGTCACGATACTTGATAACAAATCCAAGTTTTCCAGTTATAGCATTTGTTCTATACCGAGTTTTTGCATCAATTAAAATGTTTGTGACTGAATCATCTGGCCATTGAGTATTAAATTTATCGAAATAAAGGATGTTTCCTTTTTGTTTTGCTTTAGTATAAACTTGAATAGTGTTTCCATTTAATATGGAAGATGCAACTTTAGAAAAGTTGGAACTTTTCTCATTATCTTTTGGTGTGTTAACAACATTTGATATTTCTTTGGCTATTCCACTTATCAAATGGATATACTTATCATCTTTTTCTACGTCTCTAGTTTTTATTAAATCGTATAAATCTTGAAGATTTTTTGTTAACTTTATTTCTTCATATGATTCAGTTTTATTTTTAATACTAGTATCATCATGAATCTTTTCAAGAGAACGAATAATCTTTAATTCTTCGTCATCAATTAAATCTAAAATTTCATTTGCAATAAGAATAGGCCCTTCTTTTCCTGAAAAAGTATCAATATATTTTAGTATTTTCAGTTCTTTCTCAAATCCATCAAACATAGATTTATCACTATATTGATCATATACTTGAATCAAATTTGAAGCAGCAGGTTTTGCTGCTTGTCCACTAGAACCAAATTTAGAAGATATAAACAGTTTTTTATCATCTAGCAACAATGCAGAATCATATAACCCTTCAATCTTTGAAGTTGGAAATTCTATTAATATATTAGTATAATCAATGTTTTTTCCAAAAAAGGAAGTAACTCCTTCTAATGCATTACCATCATAATTTCCTTTTAATATTGCAATTGGATGAAGCAATTCACAGAAATAATTAGTAATTGCTACAATTTCACCTGAACTAATACCTGTCACATCATACCCATTAGGATTATCTGGATACCCAGATTGTAATGTATCATTTGCAATTTCTAATAATAAATTATACAACTTAGGATTTTCTTGTTTTAAATTTAATTCACTGACATCCTTTAATATATCATATGTGGTTAAATTAGTTGATCTAGATAAAATATCTGAATGTTGTAATTTAGCTTTTTCCTTTATTGATGATTTTGATTTATATGAGAAATAACCTTTTTCAGTATTGTCCCAACTTTTAGTATTTTTTCTGAAATACTTTCCAAAATAAACGTCTTCATTTGTGTTTATTGTTTTAAAATGAACAACAGCATAAGTAGTCATTGATTTGTTTTTATTTTGAACTATCCATTCTATTTTTTCTGTTTCTGGAATATGTGGATCTTTAATTGCAGTTGGTGATCCTGATAAAGGATGATCTGGATTACCTTCATCATAAAAATTACTTAATCCAATAAATTCATAATAAGGTTCATTTTCACCATACTTGGTGAAAAGTTCTCCTGTTACTCTGTTGGTAAGTCCCATAGATTCCTTTATTATGTCTTTAAAATTTAACATGTGATTTAATAGTTTTCTGACAATGGTATCTGGTATTCTTTAAAAAAGTCTTTCCATTCATTATAAAATAATTCATTATGATCTGATGATCCATACTTTATAAATTGGTAAACATGTATCATTTC